CAAGTAGAGAACTTTCTCCTGCCTTTAAGTTGTAATTTATAGCAGTAGAGAAATTTCTAGAACTAAATGCAAATGGAGATGCTGATGTTCCTGGATTATCCGCAACTCTTGGTCTAAAGTCTAAAGTATCAGAAGCTCTAACCCGATTAGGTCCAATTTCTGGAATATCTTTAGAGAATCTAGCAGCATCATAACTTAATACCGTAAACACATCACCGTTATCGGATGATGGAACCGTATAGTGGTCAAATACTACCAATAATCTCTTTTCTGGAATCAGAGATCCAGTTTTTACAAGACGTGAATAATCATAAAATTCATTTTTCTGACCTTTATCTAAATTATAGTTATTAGTAAGGTCTTTATATTGTCCAATTGTTATTACTTGAATATTTGATACAATATTGGATTCTTTAAATGTTACAGTTTCTCCCAAAGAGAACTGTTCAGAATTCAAATAAACTATACCCAAATTATTGGTTTGTGGTTTGGTTACTACTCTAGCAATTGCTCCACTATCCGAACCAACAATATCCTCACCAATAACAGCATCATTATCGACGTTTGACAGTGCTGGAAACTGTACTCTAGTCAGAACAGGATCATTATTACTGGTAGACTCATATACTGCCAGAACTTTAACTACATCAGGATATCCTAAAGAAATTTGGTCATCTTGAACTCTAAGACCATAATACTGATTGTATGTTAATCCATCATTCAAAGTAGACTCTGGAGTTGACCCCGATTGAGACAATTTTGAAAGATTTATATTTTTTACTGTACTTCTAGTATATTCCTTCGTTTTGCTACGAATATCACTCTTCTTAAGAGTTACATTTACGATACTATTTCCACCACTAGCATTCAATCCAGAAATCTCTGCACTACTTCCACCACCAGTCAATTTAAATGCATCTGATGTAATGGCACCGATGCCATTTCCTGAAGAATAATGAACAGAATATCTCTCCTGATCAAAAGATTCAAATAAACCAGTGGATATTCCCACTGATGATAAATCTGTAGCATCTAATGTAATTGTAGTTGCAGAAATAGTTTTTGCAAGTTGCTTACTAATTAAAAGTTGGGAATCTGCAAGATTTACAGATGAAATATTTTGTTCTGGAAGAACTGCATATAAAAATGCATTTTCATTATTCCTTAATTCTGGAATTCCCAACTCAATACTGTAAGTTGTATTTGTTGGAGTATTAGTCACAGTACCATCAAATACCCCTGCCACTGAACCTGGAGTGGCTATGGTAAGAGAAGATAAATCTGCAGAAACTGCGGTTACTTTATTAAATCTTTCGTCACCAGTTCCAGTTTGATATCTTACAATATCTCCTACCTTAACTCCCGAGAATAACTTACCCGCACTCTTTAAAGTGTTTCCTCCACTGATCTTTCCTTCAGTGATTCCGTTCGAAAACTTTCTTCTACTTAAAACACTGTCTGCAGTGAATACTGGAAATCCGGCGGCATTTTGTGCCACAGATTTAATATCTCTAGTTCCATATGCAGTTACAGCAGTTGCAACGATTGACGTGTCTACACCATTAATATTCAGTTGCTCTCCATTAAAAAATGTTCCAGAAGTTTGATTCAAAGAAACACTAGTAGAGTTGCTGGTTGCATCTACAACATATCCACTAGCACCACTACTCTTACCCTTAACAAAAGATGATTGTGCCAGTGATGTGCTAGTATTGAGTGTTAAGTCAGTTTGCGTTTGGATGTCATAAAGATACAAATCCCACTGAGTCGATGCTCCAGTGTATGCAGCATCAGTAAGATTGAATCCATAAACTCTAGCCTGTCCAATAACAGGAGGAACTCCATCACCTTTAAATTGCGATTTTAAGGTCACAATTTCATTTTCTTTGGGAGCACCATCGACGTTATTTACTCTCAACAAATGTCCCATTTCATATGGAATATTTGCAGATTCGATAGTTTCAGTATCTCTTGGTTTTTCTACATCAATTGTATTTGCAACATCTACTTCTACATCATATCCCTTTACATATGCTTTTCCAGGAGATACCTGGACGCACATTAAATCATCTGAAGGATCGTTTCCTTGTTCTGTAACCTCTGTATCAAGGTAAATCCCATCATTACCCAATCTATCATTTAAACACTCTAAAATATTAAGATCAAATTCGTCTACTGCATAACTTCCAGATTCATCATAAGTTCTTTCTGCTATATAATCTCTGATTATATTATAGACAGATTTGTCTACGACTTTCTTAATAGCACCATCTTCAACACGAAGAATTTCTATAAAGTTTGCATCACTTAAATCATTAATTGGTTTCTTTGTTAAAGTTAAAGAAATTTTTAGTCTATCTGCACCTGGTGCTGCAAAATTAGTAAATCCCTTTGCATTATCATATAATGATTCGTCATCTTTAGGACCAACCAACAATTCATCCACTCTCAAACCAATCCTATATGTTGGAGTGTTTGTATAATAATCTAAAATTATTGTCTGCTTTGATACATTTACAAATGTTCCTCTGACAAAATAAACTCCGTTATCTATTGAAACTGCGGATCCTATTGAAGTTGCATCATCCGCAATCAATGATGCAAATGGAGTTCCTGCATTAATGGTAGTATTGCCATAAGTTACATTTTCACTGGCAGACAGTGACTCACCATCCAAGAATACATCTGAAGTAGAATCATCTCCAGAATTCTTATAATTGACATATATTGTCAAATCTGTAACAGAATCACTTTCTGATGTAAAAGCAACTTTTTGAATACTTGCAGTTACTCCAGAAGTTTGTCCGGTAATTGTCTTTCCAACAAAACTTTGAATATAAACAGAAACATCAACACCAAGATTAACTGCGTTTAGTTTTACTGCAGAAAATTGATTATCAAAGGTTGCAGCTCCAGGAAGAACCATAGAACCTTCTTTGAAAATATTATTTCCAAAAGATTCTACTTGATTTTGGAGAATTGACTGTAAAGTTGTCAGTTCTCTTGCTTGAACTGGAAATCCTGGTTTGAATAAAACTCTATAAAAGTTTTTACCTGCATCAAAGTCATCATAATATGGACTGATGTTTAAGTTTGTTTTTTGTGCCATCTTTTTTAGAATTCCAGGATGATTTTAACGTCTTCTTTTTGTCTGCTATCACGAGTTACAGAGGGTCTATTATCAATATAAATTATGTCGCCCGTCTTTTTATTTATCTCAGGATTTGCAAGTCCTCCTGTAAAAGTAACTCCCAAATCAATTTTTTTATTATTTTTCATCACATAATTTTGATTCTGATTCACATTCATTGTTGCACCAATTCCAGATACATTTATCTCATTTGAATTGCTAGAACTTGATACAAAAGAAACAACCTTTGCTCTGCTAGCAACATCTGATGATCCAGTATGATCTCCAGTAGTTTGATTCAAATATAAAGATCTATCTTGATAATATTTCAGTACTTTTGTTTCTTTATCATATGATGCAATATAAGCTTTGGCAGTATCACCAGCATTATTGGTAACTTGAGTTATGACAGAACCAATAACAGGTGTTCCAGAATATGCATCATTTAACATTATTGCACCAAGAGATGAGAAAGTGTCTCCGGTAAATGTTGTGCCAGCCCCAGCATATGTTTCGGGATTCTTGATGACTCCGACTTGAGAAAATGTAGTATCTATAGGAAAGTCTCTGGTAGAATCATCAAATCTGGCATACATCAATACTTTTTCCGCACCTAATTCTTTATAGATGTCATAACCATGCCCCTTAGATGGAGGAATAATTGGTATTAATGTACCACCTTCATACTGAACAATTCCATAAGTATATCCACTTCCACCATTAGTAACTGTAGCACTTGTGATACTTCCACCCTGAACTTTGATATTAACTTGTCCATTTTGCCCATCACCGAGAATAGGGACAGTTACTCCACCAAGAACAGTGTCTGCCAATCCTGTTCCCGCATCTTTTATAAAGACAGTTGCTATTTGAGTATTTCCAGTAGCATCAGAATTTCCACCTTCCCTAATAATTCCAATATCACTCGTATTACTTGCCGTTGCCCAATCATTTGGAAGAACGATATACTCAGTTGAATCGAATTTTATAACATCTGATGGAGAAATTGTGAACAGATATTTCCATCTATATCCATCACTTCCAGCATTTGGTATTCCTACACCAGTATGAATTGGTTCATTTAATGATTTTTGGGGATCTATTGATCCGGTTGATCCGTTTTCAATGCAAACATAAACTCTAAAATCTTTGTTAATTACATAGTAATCTGCATCATAAAGTCTCAATGCTTTAGAGACTGGTGCTTGTACATTTTGAGCACCGTCACCATAATCATGACGATACATATCATATCTCACATCTTGCGTCCACGTTCTCTTTTTGATTACTCTTCTTACGTTTGAAGATGTAAGTTTTTTTCCAAATAAGGAAGTGTCTCTATAATGAGAATTATATGAAAAATTATCTGCTGGATTTGGAGTATTCGTATTCCAAGTAGTAGATCTACCAAATCCTACCGCAGGTGAAGTGGGGTTTGACAGACCTAAAAATGCATAATATGAGTTTGCATTATCTGCAACGGATGCAACAAAATTCTCAGCATTTAGTATTCTAAATTGATCTGTTACGACGGCAGCCATATTATTTGTTTTTTAGATATTTATAATAAAATCAAGGAATTATAATCTTGGGTAATGCTCCAGTGCTTCTTATACCAACATTTCTTCTCTGAATTGTTGGATAAGTAGAAAGTCCTGATACAATATTACCAGAAACACCTATTGATATTGGATTTGATCTTGAAATAGTTCCAGTCGAAGAAAGTCTTCCCCATGAATAATTTCCAACTGGATTTTCAAACGATCCTGTCGTTCCAAGTCCAACTATTCCAGAATCGGATTTTACATTACATGTAATTATCCCAATAGTATTACCAGTTCCAGTGATAGAGTAGTCAGAAATGTAGTAGATATTATCTAAGAATGTTGTACCAACACCAACTACTGCAGTATCAGAATTGTCAATAGATGTCACACCAGATCCAATATTTGTATTATGAATATAAATTGGATAACCAGTTTGAATGCCTGCAAAATTAGTTGTAGCAACTTTATCGGAAGACCCTACATGATGTATTCTAAATTCCAATGCTAGTGGATTTGATCCTGTTCCTGTAGTAGTGGTTATTCCTGTAACAATTCCGGAGAATCCTTGAACTATAGAGAAGTTACTAATTGATTCAACTGAACCTACTGCTGTTGTAGAAATTCCATTTACCACAAATCCAGAAAAATCATCAGTAGGCAAATCTAAATCATATGCAAATAATTCTGCATTATCTACGAATATTTCATTATCTGAGGTAGAAATGTCCTTGATTACTTTGGCAATAGGATTTATCAAAGTTTCGAGAGAATCTCTAGACTTATAAACTATTTCTCCATTAATTTTTTGACCTCTCTTTTGCTTGACCCAAGCAAGAGGTCTATCATTGTCAATGTCAATGTTAGGACCAAAGTAAGCGTTAGTTTCAAATTTATCAGAGAACGACAAATCATAAACAGTTCTAAAGTCTTGATTTTTAGAAGAATCTTTCATCAATCTTACAGTATCTCCTCTTTCAATACTAGGAGTTGTGTCAGTGAAAGTTTGGCTATCAGAATTAGTTCCTCTATAGAAATATATTGCAATATCATCTTCTGGTTTTGGTGCTGTGGTGAATAAGAATGACGTTCCACCATTAAAGATGTAAGAAACCCCAGGATCCTGCAAAACTCCATTGATAAAGATAATCAATAGATTATCCATTTTAGTTTCTATTGAAGATCCCTGTTCTGCTTCAAAACTAAGCAATTCATTATTGTAGAAGAGTGGGAATCTTCTTCTAGTTCCATTTTGGAAGTTTTTGACTGAATCAATATAGTCAAGATTTCCAATTTCCCAGGCACAGAAATTATCTGAATAAACATCCAAAACAGTTAATTCAAATTCAGATAAAGGTGCAGACAATGATTTGTCAGTTACGAGTCCGACAGGTTTAATAACATCACCTCTACGGAACGAATAACCCTGTCTAGCGATTCTAAATTCGGTGACCTCTCTTAAAGTGGATCCTATACCAGTTGATGCTCCAACTTCCAGATCAACTAATAATCCAGATCCACAATCTGTAGTTGCACCAACACTCAATCTAGAAACTCCAGTAACAGGAAGATTTTGGTATGAGGGATACGATACAAAAATTTCAGTCTGATTTGAATAATTGGATCCTTGCTGATTAATTGTGAATCCTAAAGTTCCTCCGAGTCCAACTGGTGCTGCAGAAATTTCTGCACCAGATCCATTTCCAGTTGGATCATATACAGTAACACCAATAGAAACTATATTATTATATCCAGAACCATGAGTTCCACCAGTAAAATCAGTATTGATTCCTGTAATTTGACCACTACCATTAACTACAGCTGTTACTGAAGCACCAACAAGTGGTGCAAATCCAAGTCCAGAAGTAGATCCAAGAGAAACAATTATGCCACCTCTAGGAGTGTCATTCTGATTAATGTCGGATGCACTTTCGATAATATTAAAAGGTGCATCGGGATTTCTAATTCCACTGAATATAATTGTTGTCACTCCAACATTAGGAGAAGTTTCATGTTCAACAATAGAATAGTTATTATTGCTATTGTTGATTGTTGTTGGTGCTTGGAAAATATTATTTACGAATACGAATCCAGATCCACCAATAGTGCCAATTCCCAATACATTAGACCTATTTGACTTTAATGTAAATGTTCTACCAATACCAGTAAATTCGTCGGAAATGTCATCGTAAATTCTGTTTGTACTATAATTAGATCTTAAAAATACTCTTCCGGTAAAATCAGAAGTTTGGAAATCAGTATTAGACTCTGTTTTTTCAATAAGTGGGTTTCCTCTAGGTGGTTCTGTAAAGTGTATTGTATTTCCTACAATATTAAATCCACCCTTAAATAAATCTACAGTAGAATTGTTTGCATGTGTATTTGTAGAAGACCCAACAAATCCTCTTTCCACAATGACCAAATTTTCTGTACCAGTATTGGTGATAGGTCCTACATTTGTAGTGCCTAGACCAACATTAACAACCTTCATGTACTCGTCGTCTATTTTTAAAATATCTGTAGGATTAATTGTAGATATTCCAGACAATGCAAATACTGTAGATGATGCTCCGATTGACCCATAATTATCTACAGAATATGATAATTTAGTTTGAGTCAATGGATACTGAACTAATCCATTGATTGTAATTACTGATTTTGAATTTTGCTTATTTGCAGTAAATCTGTGAGCATTGCCACTACCACGAGATGCGATAGTTGTTCCTATACCACTATTTGCATTTGAGAGGCTAGTTGCAATTTTAAAGTTACTATCGTCAATCTTAATTGCATATACAGTTGATGGAACATTATCAACAGAATTCATTGTCATAGGAGATGCACTAACTCCAATAAAAGTAGAATTTGGAGTATATGTTAGTTCTTCTCCTGTTCTGAAAAAATGATTTGGAATAGTAAATGTTCCTGCCGAAGAAACAATACTAGTGCTAGATGGATCAAAAACTTTTTCAAAAATAGGAGTAGAATCGGTAGTTAATTCAAAATCAGTTCTATTAATTCTAGTTCCATTTATAGAATTATAGAAGGCATTAAATATTTTCTCATTTGATGCTCCATAATTATTGTCTGGGTATGTATTCAAAAGATCTAAATCAGAATAAAATATTTTACTTAATGTGGATATTTCAATATCATCATTTTGCCCAGAATCTGGATAGAATTTTAAAACACAATTTGATCCACTTATTTCTGCACCAAAAGTTCCAATTCCAGAAGCATCATCAAATATATCTGTTGATCCTGCTGATAAGAATGGTGATTGTTGCGTATAAATGTTTACCCCATCATTTATAACACTTACTTGATGTAAAGCTTTAGTTGATCCAATACTGACTTCAACAATCGATCTAGACGTATTGAAAAGTGTTTTATCCACTGAAAGAATATTAGTTGGAGATCCTCCAGTTGTCGTACTAAATTCGGATTGATAAATTGCAGATCTTTCATTTCCTGGAATTTGGCCTCCAAGTATAAATCTAAATGTTGAACTAATTCCAGTTACAGTTGTTGTTCCAAATCCCACGATATTGGATCTTATCTTTACGGAATTTGATGTATTATTCTCATGATAGATTGAAAATACTCCATTAGACAAATCTGAGTAGAATGTTCCTATTTGAGATCCAACAGAAATGGTTTCACCATCCAAATCTGAATAGTAATCTGATAAGAAAGAATCCGTATCGTTGTGCGTAGCATACAATTTAACAAAATTAATCTCTCCAGTAAGATTATCCTTTACTTCCGCATTTATCATTGCAGATTTAAAATTATCTGAAACTGCGGAGAAAATAGTTGTAGACCCGGTACCAGTGGTTTCGGCAGCAACAGAAGATTCTAAATTGATAAATCCTACGGTTGTGTTTCCAGATCCGATAGCATTGGAGTTAAATCTTTGTTTGATAACTTTAATATCATAATCAATATCAAATGGATTTTTGGGGACAAATCTCAAAAATGTCTCATTTATTTCATTTGTGTCCAACTCAAATGATCCATAAGAATTTTCTTCTGTATATTCTCCAGACCCAATATTAACTATAGATTCATTTTCAATAATTGAAGAATGTTGGTTAGTAGTTAATACTGTAATTTCGGATAATTGAAGTTGAGATCCATTTGTACTTTCAACCTTGAAAAGATATCTATTATATGAATCTGATGAAGTTATTTCATCAATATTTGTAAATACAGTATTCTCAGACTCAAAGTTTGAAAATTGACCACTAATATCATCAATTCTTAAAACTTCATTTCCCTTTAATTCAATATAGTTTGTTAATTTTTTATTTTGGAGAATAATAAATTTGGATATTTCATCAGTTCCTTCATCTCTAGCAAGATCAAAATTATAAATTGTATCTACTCTAACTTCATCGGGAATAATGTCTTTCACAACTGTCATTGAATTTGTGGATCCAATTGAAGCCGTTGCTGATGTAGAAGTTAATCCAACATCAGCAAAGTTCTTAAGACCACTAACATGAGTTAAATTTTGAACTGGAGATTTTTGTTTTTCGTAAGTTACAGAACTCTTAATAGAATATGAAAGATTTTGATAATAATCATTATCCTGTAAGACTTGAAAATCTTCACTAAGTTTTCCAATTTCATCAGACCATCCAATGTCTTTTGTATTTGAATAATTTACATTAAATATTGCGGAATTATCAGTTATACTTTCTATTGTTGCTCTTGTTGATGAAGAGGATCCTTTAATAACTTCATTTTGTGACAATTGATAAGATCCACGAACTTTTAATCTAATATCATCACTTTCAACTACAAATAAATCAGACAATCCATTGGAGGTAACTAATTGCTCTCCATTAGTAAATTTTGAAGGTACTAAAGTAGTTGTAAAAGATGGGTAATCTTTTTTATTAATAATAGTAGCTGTAGAATCTTGAACTGTTACTGCTATTCCAGTATTTGTTGTAAATTCCGTTAGACTCAGAACAACTTTATCATTAATCGACTGATTTTTAATGTAAGCAGATCCATTGGGATTAAAGACTTTGAAGAATTTATATCCATAGTCTGAAGAGTTGAATCCATCTCCAGCAGATCCAAACTTTTCAATTCCTTCAACAAAAACTAGATCTCCTTCTTTAAATGGTTGTGTAGTAAAAGTAGAAATTCCATTTATAATTGGAGTAGTTATTTCGCAAGTAAAGATTCCAGTATTTGATGATTCTACATTTACAATACTAATTCCATTACTATTATTAACTGAGAATACTTCAATTTTGGATGGTAATCCTTTAGGTGGAATTGTGATATCAACACTACTTATTGCAGATCCATTAATAATTGGAGATAGTAAACCATTGTCAATTTCTTTCCGGGTATTAAAGTCAATAACAGTTAAAGATGGAGCCGTAGTGTATCCATCACCAGAATTAGTTACTGAGACTACTCCAACTTCATTTGAATCTGACAATACAATACTTGGAGATATTGCTGCTTCAGGTCTTAGAGTGGGATCTGAAGAATATAGATAATTATCATTTACAATTTCAATTTCGTTAATATCTCCAATAACTTTAGAATTAGATACAACCTCTAATCCTTCTCCAGAGGAAGTTTGAGTTGGTGAAAGGAAAGGAAGTGACTTATACCCAGATCCGGAAGAAATGATATTTAATTTCGAAACTCCACCAATAGCAGTTTTAGATTTTGTGAAGTATTTAAGAGTATCACATTCTGCAGTAGTATAAGAAAGTTTTTCTGGTCTATCATTCAGATTAACCTTAAAGATAGTTGAGGATGTTCCAACTACCCCAAAAACTTTATATGTATTATTATATTCACTTTCGACGACATTAATTAAAGAGTAATTCTCTACTTCATTATCAGATTTAACGACTATACCATCTTTTTCTAAAGTATAATAGAGTTTTTCTGGAATAGTTGTGTCATACTTCAATACTCCAGTCGTATCATTTACACTAAAGACGGATGTATTACCAGTAGATACAAATTCATTTTCAAAATTTTCATCAGTATAAATTTTTAACTTATATTGACTTAAAGAAGAATCTGTAAGATCAAACTTAAGATCATTGTTTTTAACCATCGGTATTGATGGATTTATCAACGAAAGTTTTTGATTTGATCCACCAGAAGAAGTAAGGTCTACTATGGTAGGGGGAGTGTTCCTGCCATCTAATAATGTTTCAGTTAATTTTATTTCGTTTCTGTTTATTTTGAAAATATAGAATAATTTATTATGAACCGCAGTATTTGTAGAGTCTTCATAGAGAACTCTATCTCCAGTATTTAAACCATGCTCAGAAATTGCAATTGTATCAGTGCTTGTGTTGACAGCAGAGGACCCAAATTCAATTGGATTTACTAAAATCTTATCAATATTTGAATTATAGATAAGATTTACTGATGTTGATGTTCCAATTCCTACAGTCAAGTTTGGTCTAACATCCAAAGATACTACATCTCCGTTTGAAATACCATGAGAAGTTGAAACTGATACCGTTGCAGTATTAAATTCAAAGTCTCCCAAAATTTGAGTATTTACTGTTTCGAGAGAATACTTATCTTCATTTGGTTTGGTTAGTCCAACGTATCCAGTAAAATATAATTCTGAAGAATTCAGAGTAGTTTTTATACCAATCAGATGAGGTCCTTTATTGACAATAAAGAAGTTTCCTCCATCTTGTAAAGTTTGAGCGTTACTGGCATCTCCATCTACAGAAACTCTTAATCCGATGCTACCTTGATTGTAAACAACTTTTTGATTGTGTTCAAATGGATGCTGATTATAATAAATTGATCTTGCAGGCAAGTCTCTGGTTAAAGTATTATTTCCAAAATCAAACGTTACCGATGTCGATATCCCAGAAACAGTACCAAATCCGACAGATTCACTAGGATTGAAAAATATTTTTTTATTAATTTTAGAATCAAATTTATCTGAATTTGGTGTAGTAATAGTAAAACTATCTGGGAAGAATGATACTGCAGTTCCAACTGCATGGCTAGTTCCAACTAAACCTCTCTCAACTCTCAAAATATTGTCATTGGGAAATACTCCAAGAATACTGAGAGTTTCTGTTCCTATTCCGATGCTACTACCTATAGCAATGTCATTTGGAATTGGAGAAACATAAATCTCTGTCGTAGCAGTAGAAGTTTTTACAGTTGATAGTGCAACAGCATTCGTTATAGACTTTACTGATATTTTAAAACTTCCATTTAAGTAACTTAAACTTGTAGAGAATCCTGATATTTTAATTGTATCAGAATTATTGAAATTGTGCTCAGGTAAAACGTAAACTTTAGTTGTATTTTTATCTACCCATTCAAATACACTATTAGTATATTGTGTAGAAATACTTTCAATTTTTTCTACTTTTTTACCTTCAACTTGGTCAACATTTACTAGTAGTCCAGATCCAACTCCATCAGAGGCAAAATTTATGATGTCTCCAACTTTATAGTTTTCTCCAGAATTATTAATTGATAAAGAATCTACAGAACTAGATAATATTGATTTAATTTCTACACTCTGCTTAACAGCATCATTAGATTCTGGAATATAGTCATAATTTGCACCTTTTTCAGAAACTTTATATGGTGTTGTATTTCTCAGTAAATTACTACCTTTGAAATTAAAGGTTTGATCCAAATTCTGATCATATTGAGATTTAGAATTATAACTATCACCAATAAAATATGGGAATTGTGGTACATTTGTAGAATCTAAAGTTGCATGATAAACATATGTTCCATCGGGAAATTCTTCTGTTTTTTCGAATCTACCATTATGCTCGTCTAAGTCTTGACCACCTTTAAAAGTATAATCTTCGACAAAGAATCCACTAGAAAATCCTACTGGTCTATCTGTTACTAAAGTTGTATCCAGAACATATCCAGATTTTAGAGTTATAATTGAAGAATCTAAATCTTCTGGATCCGAGTTTCCAAAAGGTCCATAAATCGGATGTCCATCAAAAGCCCATCCAATAATTCCCGATTTTGTTCCATCTTCTTTGAAGGAATCTCTCAAATTACTAAAATAATTAATTGCAGAATATTTTCCATTTAAAAGAGATTCTCCATTAGAAAAACGATCCTTAGAATCATCAATAGTAAGTTCTCTAACAGATGATCTCAGTAAAGCATTTTTTCCTGAGGGTGTTATCAAAATACTACTGTCAATTGATGAATATCCTATTCCAGAATTGACTACCTCAACACTAGAAATTGATCCATTACTAATAATAGCTCTAAGTTCTGCTCCAGAGCCAGAACCACTAGAATCATCTAATGTCAATTCTGGAGTTGAATAGTATTCAATTCCTCCGTAATTAATATTTACTGAAACTAATTTTCCATCATTAATTACTGGTGTTAATTCTGCTAATCTTCCATTCTCAATACTCAAAACCGGATTTAATTCTAAATTTAAAATAGTTGATCCATATCCAGTTCCTGATTCATATAAGTATAGATCAGTAATGCCACCTTTTACAACTGGTGTTGAGGTAATTGTTCTATTCTGAGTTGCAGTTCCAACTCCAGCAATAGTAAAATCTATAGAAACTGAAATATTTGGATAATTGAAATATTGGTATCCAGATCCGGTATCGGTAAAAGTAACATAATTTTTTCTATCATAATTAGATGTATTAGTTCCACCAATTCCAGCATCGCACAATCTGAAGTTGTCTTTATTAGAAGTTAGAATGTAATATTGATTATTTTTGTTTAGTCCATTGATTGCTGAAGTTTCATAATCATAAGTTACTAACTCTCCATCTTTAAATCCATGATTTTTAAACTCAAATAAATTATTCTGTGTAGAAATTCCAGAAGAAGTTAAAGGCAATCTTCTATTCGTATATCCTTCTCCAGAATTTAATACCTTAACATGCGAAATTGTTTTCTTTAATTTTGATGTTGAAAACTTTTGAATTCCCGTTGATCCGGAAAAGAGTCCTACAGGATTAGATCCTTCTAACTGATCACTAACAGAATTAAAGATTCTAATCGTAGTATTGTTTATGACATCAACAAAATATGCACCAAAATTTGACAATGAGGAAGTTCCAGCACCAATAAGTATTTGAGAATTTCCATTAGAATCGTATATAATCTCTTCACCATTCACAAAATTGTGATCTGATGAGAAAGTAATCATATTTGTCGATGTATTAATACCTCCGCCATTACCAGAAGATACTGCATTAAATGAAACACTTCTAGTTTTTCTTACTAAAACTGGTTCTATGGAAGCTCCAGTACCATTACCACCAGAAATATTAATTGATACAATTTTATCAATGTCAAAATCTTGAGGATCTACATATACTTCTTCAATACCACCACTAACTACGGGTTGAATTTTTGCTGCAGTACCAGAAGTGTTTGGTGAAGTTATGATAGGTGGGTTAATCACATCATATCCATCTCCTGCATTTAGAACTTCTACTGAAGATAATGGACCATAATAAATTTTATCATTAGATTTATAATTGGAAATCTCTACCCCATTAATTAACATTCCAACAGGTCCAGGAGATGTTGCTTCCCCATTTCCAAATTCGATATTTTTTTCTAATGGGAACCTTCTTAAAAGTTTTTGTGCACTAATTTTTCCGGATCTTTGGGGATACCAAGTAAAATTATGAGTTCCTACTCCAGAGTTTGGTATTTGAAACTCTTCAAATGAATTTGTTCCTACGGCAGATAAAGAATTGAATAATTTGAATTTTTTTGGATCTGACAAAACTTCAACATAATAAGAGCCCGTATCCAATCCAACCAAAACATCACTTACTGGATAATACTCTACTCTATCTCCAGTAAGAAAGGGTACATTGTTTGATGCAACAAAGCTAGTGTAAAATCCAGTATTAGTATCTAATTCAAAAGATGATACTTGTATACTTTTAAGTTCCGCTCCAACACTGTATTCATATTCAGTTGCAACACCTACTTTAACTTCTGATGGTAATGAGTTTGACGCTACATAAGCATATTCTTTATCCTCTACATATAAATTTGACACATCTGATAAAAATTTACCATCACCAAATTCTGCAGGAGCAGAATTAGATGTAGAAGAAAATTTATTGACTTTTCTCCTCAGATCATAAAATTTTCCTGATTGTAGAGTTGGAGCATTATTTAAAATAACTCTATTATCAATAAAATCTATACTTGATACAATAACTCTAGGATTAGATATTACACTTTCTGTTCCTCTACTTAAAATTTCTACTTCATCACCAACCTTCAAACTAGATTCATTTATCGGTGCAGATAGAGTATAATCAGTAGCAGAAATTTCGTATCTTACACTAGTATTGTATATCCAAGAATTTGCAAAAATTTCTTTCTGACTAGTATCACTTCCTATTTTTTCTCCAAGATTTTTTACATAGATAATATCTTTTTCATCTACATTTACATTTTCACTTACTTGAGTAAGACCATCAATAACACCATAAAGTATTAATTCAACTTTCTTTGAAGTGTCTGCATCTTCATAAGAAAAATAAGTATTTGTGGATCTTACACTGTCAGATGATTTTATTTCACTATCAATTCCTTTACATCCAAAGAATTGATTAATACTCTTACCAGAGTATGTTATTGAATTAGTTCCAGAAACTATTGTTCCAGATTCTGGAAAACCAATTGTAGAGTCTACACTTACAACTGAGGATCCTATAGAAACTGTTTCCAGTGATCTTGTGTTTGATGTAATTTCAAAATTGCCAAAGACAGTTTCTTGTTCATTTGATCCTATAAACAATTCCAGTCTATAAAATGTTTTTCCATTCTTAGAAAATGGTTCAACATTAGAAATTGACGCATTAGTTTCAGAATCGTCAGACTTTATGAGTGTTTGTCCGATTAAATTTAGAGGATTGCCATTAAGAGCTTCTGCAACTATAATTTGTCTACGAATATAGTTTGCCGTAGATGGTTTGATAACATAGTTTTCAAGATTTATTACTTTTGGAGTTTCTCCAAACAATACCTTGAAAAGAATTTTTATTGATTCGTCAGTTCCTTTTGCCTCATAAAAATCTTTTGCTCTTTTGATGAAAGATCCTGCATTGACTTCTTCTGCAAAAGTCAACTCCTCAAATCCTGGAGTAAAGGTATATTTTAATTTCTTATAAAACTCTTTTAAAAATAATGAACTTAAATTTTGTACAGGCGCACCATTACTATGAGATGCTGCAGTTGATGTGGAGAATACCAACTCCTCTTGATTTAAATCTTGATGAAAACTGGTAATTCCACTAAATCCACGAACACATCCAGTAAATGTAGTTGTCGTTTTTCCAGTATATGTAATTACTTCACTATCAATCTTAAGAATTCCATATGAATTTGGAAATCCTTTTGTGCTTGAAACATTGATAGTTGTATCGGATGCAGAGACCGTCGAAGTCGTAGATGTGCTGTCTACAACAACTTCGGGTGTTAAATTATCAACTTTTAAATATTGATCAAGATTATCTGCCAGGTCAACAGGACCACCTTGATATTCCTGTGATATGTAATATTGTTTTAAAAATTCCGCGGCATTTGGATTCTCATCCAAGATAAAACTTGGAAGTTGATTCTCTATAAGGTCCTGTACTTTTACCTTAGATTCAAATCCAGTCTGTATCATATTACTCTCTAATTAGACTTCCGTTAGAATAGCTTGATGTATAAAAATCTTTGACAAATCTGGTTCCAGATATTTCATCTCCAGATGCAATCACATCCCTAACCATATTTATGGTGCTTTTTCCAATACTTAAACTCACATACAAATCTCTAAGTCCAACAACATCATTAGACTCTGGGAATGCCTGAATCTCGATGACACCACTACTCAAGGATGTGGATGTAATGTTTAAAGTATTCAATAATATTTCTCCTTTCACATAATCTACAGTTCCTGCAGACTTAATAATAATCCTTTCTTTATCATTAACTCTTTTGACAACAGATATTGTTCCAGTCAACATGTCTTCGTTTGGAACATCTGTAAAGTAAACCGTATCAGATTCACCAGAAATCTTGAATCCAGTAGATTTGATGTTATATCCTTTGGCATTGACATGGAATTGATTTCCATAGCACAATTCATATTGTGCAAATTTATTCAATTCAGGTTTCAAATCTCTTCTTATGATTACCTTGGTAATGTTAGAGGTAATTGAAGTATCAGTATTATCAATAACTTGCTGAATCTTACTGTACTTAATTCTTCCACCAAACTTATTCAAGTCTAATGACTTGGAATACTGTGTCAAAGAATTTGTTACTCTCGTCTTTAAGGTATCTGGACTTGATGTTTGTGAGTCATTGAAGTAAACTGCACTATCAAGTTCAACATAAAGAATTTTAAGATCTACTAATTTTTGATTTATACCGGAGACACTATATTTTTTCAGTTCTGATAGTATAATAGACTTATTAAAATCAGAAACAAACGATCCATTCTTTGGTTTGATGCTGACTTGAACAGTTCCAAACTGAGGTGGATCTAATTCTTCTCCACCAACAATTGAAACCGACTCAGTATCTGGATAAATTCTTTTTATAATAGCTTCATAGTCTCTCGACGTTACTGCTCTATATTGAGAGGAGTAGAGTTTGGGAGCATAGTATTTGATAGAATCCAGTGATTCAATATCTGAACCATTTTGCGATGGTTGATTCGTTGTTACGGTAATTATGCCTGGATTAATGACTTGAGTATTCTCAGTCTCTAGTGTACCAGAGAATGAGAAGTTTGTTGCACCATTTCCATCCTTACCACCAGTAACAATGTATTTTGCATTAATATAGGTTCCATCACCATCTGAACCCAATTTCTTACCAATCAATCCATCACCAAATATCAATTCATATCTTTCGTCCTGAACTTCTTGTAAGAAATAAATTCTAGAATCCTTATCTACATCGAAAATATTCTCAGAAAGTTCATATTCTACTCCTTTTATAAGTTCAGAAGCAGTGGTCTTGATAAAAACTGAAAGTGTTGAAGTATCAATAAACGCATTGTTTAAAATAAATCTCTGATCAAGAGATCCATCGTAATTAAAGGTTTTTGAAAGCAATGAACCTTCATAAACAGTGATATTCGAGAACTGAGCCTTTGCGGTTGTCGTATCTACAGGTGCCGTTATATCGTCTACAATCGAGAAAGTATAGGAAGAGTCACTAGACCTACCAACGCACACTACACCTGCCTTCAGGGTCAACGTAGAGGTCGTTGGGACACCGTTACCGTCCACTGGTGCCGTTGCTTCAAAACTTATTACTGCTTTTGCTGATGTGGTTGAACGTGGGACATATCCAATGTTTCTTGCAAGAGATACTACGTTCTCTCTAAGTGTTGCAGAGTCTAAAAAAGACTCATTCACAATCATATTAGAGTTAAATGCCGTAATATAGGTATTGTATGCTAAAGTGTCTATCAACACCGAAAAATTAGACCCCTCAAAGTCAAAATCCGTGAAAGTTGAATTTGCACGGAGATAATCTTTGATAGAAGTCTTTATCTGATCAAAATCTAGGTTAGAGTATTTTGTAAAAGGCATATTATCTCGTTGCCTCTAGGAGGAATGAATATTCTTGCGTTGGAAACTCTTGTCCTATGATGTCAAACGTCACAGTTACGTTAAAAGTGTTCTCATCTGGTCTAGGTTCTACGTCTACAACCAAATTTTCCACTCTTTCTTCAAAATTTGTCACTGCAACTTCAATTTGATCCTGAATTGTGGATGCAGTACCATAATCAACGAACTCAAATAAGCTAGATCTTACGTCAGATCCCAACAAAGAGTTGAAAAACCTCTCTGTTGGGATAGTTTCGACTATATTTCTCACAGAACGACGAATTGCGTTCTCATTTTTCAGTATTTGTAGGTCTTTTGTCACAGGATGGGGCTCAAAGGACAAACTAATGTCCTTAAATGCCCGTGATATCCTCTGATTTGCCATTTTTCAAGAGTTTTCTTAACTTATTTATACCCTCACTCTTGAAGATTTTGTTTTTTTCCGTCTAAATCGTCATGCATAATCTCCTGAATCACTCTTTCTTCAGGATCGTTCGTTTCTTTTGGCAATGACCAGTAATCTGACGTTAAACTTGTCGTCCCCCACACTTCTTTCATGTAATTTGTGTCTCTATCGACGGGTGAATTGCCCATTTTTGCTCCTGTTTGTAAAAAACAGAACTTTTTGAGGGGTTGCTATCCCTATTTTTTATTTATTTTCACCCTCTTCGGGCATTTCTTCACGTTCTTTTGCCGTTTTCCAGAAATATTCATCTTCACGACCCATTCCAAGTCGGTCATAACCATTTTCAACACTATAATATTGCGTCGAAACCTTAAAATCTGGCATTTTGGGATTGACTGGTGTCAAACTATTGTCAAAAATACGCATTCTGTTGTTTGGATATAGTCCATACTGCCCATTTTCAAGTTCAATCAGGTTATGGGACTTATGTTCAGCAGGATTTTCACTTGTTGCCCAGTCAACATAGTCTGGGTCATGGTGATAATTATCAATAGTACAGACATAAGTGCCCTTTACAATACCATGGTCCCTTGTATAGCACTCAAAGTCCATTGAACCAATGAATTTCTTGTCCACTGAAACAACCCCATAGTCCATGCAATTCCAAAACTGTAGGTTTGGTAGACTCATGTCTGGTGTAGGGGTCTCAGGATCCGAGACAAACGCACTGATGGGCAATTTATCATACATCGCAGCATACTCTGGTAAATATGTCTCAAAATAAAAAGCACGTCCAGGAATCGACTTAACCGAAACCCAGACGCCCTTAACAAATTCACCATGTCCACTTTGATGATCTGTTAGATATTCTTTACGAACCCACACTTCCATTGAAGGAAGATTAGCAATCAAACATGCCATGTGACTTTACAAAACTATATGTATCTATTACTTTTTCTTTTTGGGTTTTGCTGCTTTTTTGGGTGTCAAGACATTTTTAAATCTTTTGTCGGGTCTTGATTTACCCCCTTTGTGAATCCAACGTCCCATTATCGTCCCTGTCCCCGATACCTTTTACGAGCCGAGTTACGCGAGGTTGCCGCATATTTCGTATTCTTACCGTCTCCTTGACGAGACTTTTTCGGTTTGCCGGGCATAAAGCCGTCTTTGACCAAACCAACCTTTGAACGAACTGCCATAATACTCCTTAATACTGTGTGATTTTTGTTTCAAGATCTTGAGGTCTTGGAGAACCCTTCTGATAGTACTCTACCGAAAGGTCCTCCATGATAACAAAATACTCATCCTCCGTCAAGTTCCTGAATAATACTTTGCCCTTATGGAGAACTGTATACTTCGTCTGACCCATCAGATGACCCTTGACTTTTCGTGACCGACTCTGATACGAGGATCGCACCAGATTTCAAAACCTGCTTCGATAGCATCGAGACAGAATGATACATCTTCTCCACACATGTCCTGAACCTCTCCAGACTCAAAGACTTGCATCTTCGGTGCAAACCATGGATACTTCATATCAGAATGCTCAAAGACTCCGTACTTAATCAGCAACCATCCAAAACCTGCATAGTCTACAGTAAAGGGTTTCTTACGCTTGGAGATACTCTCAAGTGTTTCATGATTCATTACACCACCATTATTACGGAAGTCTTCTTCTTCCATCCAGTGTGCAACACTTGTGGTACGACCGTCTTCGGTACAATACCATCCACTTGCAATGTCTTGGTCCATCAGAACCAATTGCCAGAACTTCTCAGAGTTGAATACAATATCACTATCAATCCATAGTTGCCAGTCATAGTGCAACTTACCGTCCCATGGCACCTGGTCCGGTCCTCGCAGTACATTAGCACCAAGACACTTACATCTTGCGAAGTTTACCATCGAACTGTAGTCTTGTGAAATCTGAATGCTTGCACCTGCTTGTACAAGATCAAAACACAATTGTACAAAATTTTTCAGATATGTATATGAGACTCCACGACCTGGCAGACAAAAGACAATGCTCTTGCCTTTTACCATTTCTTTGGCCTTATCATAGTCCCACTCTGCCGTTGCCGTTTCTTTGCCCTGTGGTGGTTTCTTTGCTTTAACAGTGAATCCTTTAGCCATAACTGTAAGTAACTACGTCAATATCATAACACTCTATCTATACGAGGTCAAGGGACTCAATCGACACTTCGAACAATTATAGAATCTTTATCGACCTCGATGTTTACTTCTACTCCCTCGTACCACCCGTTCTCATCGCATATCCACTCAGGTATTGTGATATAATGCTCCCCCGATACTGGGTCGATCTCTACGACCGTTAAATTTTCCTGCGGATTTTTTTGCATCTCTTTGAATCCTGTGCCATGTTTTTATATATCAAAAATTTTTTTATGAGAGAGATATTTAAAGGTCGATCTGGGTCGTTTATAGCTTGTGGGGACCCATTGGTTTTATATACCGGGGGGGCACAACATAAAATAACTGCTGTTCACGAACGATTGCAGGGGGTTAGTGTTACTTAACCCCCGTGCAGTTAGTGTTAATTGATGCCGTATTTTTTATGGTGAACTCTACATATAATCCAATCATAAAGTTCCCCTACATCTACACCAAAATCCCATTGTTCAGGTGAACCGTATGCAGAATTAAATTCAGACTTTATACCATAAGCATCAGAAATAACCTCTGCTCTTTTATAAGGTATGGTTTCGTTTTTATCTGCTTCCATGTATAAAGAAGTGAGCATAGGATCATAAGATCCAGCAACTGGGGTTTTTTTGAAGAAAGAGAAAATCATAATAAAAAGGGAGAGGGGTTAGTGTTAATTATGCTTTGACAATGTATCGCATAACTGTTGCTTTTGAGATCAATTCTTCGTTAGCATCTTCCCAAGCATACCATAATTGGTCTTCAAAGTTATGCTCATGATTGTAAACATCTACAGCAGGTTGATACTCTCCGGGAATCTTAGTACCCTGTTCAACACTAAACACTGCCCATAGTACGTTTTTTTGTATATCAAGAATGAAATCTTGATCGATTTCTGTGATCCAAGCAGTCTCTTTTTTGATGTCAGAAATGGTCATGTTCTTGTGTGGTGTAGAACTTCTAAATTGTACCATACAGACTCCCCTCTAGAGAGGCATCGGTTCTTGTGTCACGAAACCGTTACCACACAAGAACCAGACACAAGGGTTGATGCCTCAGTAAAGGGGAGAGAATCAAATCAAATAACTTTGTTTACAGTGTAAACAATCCCCCTGTATTTTAAGAAGAATTTAACCTCTTCCCCCTCACAAATAAGGGGAGGGGATTGTTTAACTTTAACTCCTCTGTATGTTTTAGATGTCATCCCTGATAACTCCTCCGACAAGCAAACGAATCACCGATAAATGTATCCATATAGATTAGAG